TGGCGATCGCTAAACAAACACATAAGAATAAACTTGAGGTAGTAGCTAATCCCCGTAGGGAAAAACAAATTACTCCCAAACAAGAAGAGTTCGCAAGGTTGTATGTCTGCGAGGACATTACACAAACTGAAGCAGCGATAAAAGCTGGATACTCTAAAAATTCAGCTCATGTAATTGCTTCGCAACTTCTCGATGGGCGATCGTTTCCTCATGTAATCAACCGAATACGAGAACTAAAAATAGAATTATCTCGTAAATATGAAGTTTCCTTTGAGGGTCATGTAAAAAAGTTGGCTGAGATTAGGGATTCTGCGATCGGTTCTGGTAATTTCGCAGCGGCTGTCGCTGCTGAAAAATCTCGTGGTCAGGCGGCAGGATTGTACATTGATCGCAAAGAAATACTGCACGGAAAAATTGACCAGATGAGTAGAGAAGAAGTTATGAAGGAAATACAAAGATTACAACAAGAATATCCTGCTTTGGCAACCTTTAGTGCCGACAATGTTGTAATAGAGGGTGATTCTAAAGAGTTGAAAACAAAGGACTAATTAGTGCTTTTTCCTGATTTTGTTGCTTAGTATAATGTAAATGTAAGATATTAACATTAACAAGGAGCATAAGATGGCGATTAAAGCTACTGAAAGCAAATTTACTTACGAGCTAACTGGTTTTGAGTTAGCAACTTATTTAATTGAGCGTTTTGGTGATACACCAGAAAGTGCGATTAAACAAGCCAACGACGCTGCAAAGTGGGACAAAGCGTTTTTTGTAAGACTTGATGAAAACGACATTGAAAAAATTAAACAAAAAACAATTTTATTTTTTGATTCACTTACAGTTATTGATATGACTGGCAAAAATACTTCGTCCTGATTTATTTTTTTACTTCTTGATTTTTGTTGGTGTTACTATATTAATGTAATACTAACAAAAACAAGGAGTCTATTATGGAAAAAATTAATTGGGTTCGTAGTAACAACCTTAATGATTTTTTTAATTTATACGATAAACTACCCTCGCACATAAAAAGTGTCGTTAAAGACATTGTTGGTAAGGGTGAGTTTTTGTACTACGATTTTGAAGGTCACCCTAATAAATCTTCAGTCACAGTACCAAAAGTCTTTGATGATAATCCAAAATGCCATTGGTTTCAAATATTTGGTTACAATCTCGGTTGTCAGCATTTTATTATACGCAAACCTCAAAAAAATGGTGGTGTTTTGTATGAGTTGAAACTTAATGGTCACCATACTTTTGGTGTACCACCGATGTTTATTTATAAAGAAAAGGAGAAACAATGGTAAAAAAACTTGCGAGTGTACTACCAAGAATATTAGAGAACATTGTAAATAATGGCGATAATACTTTTGACAAACACTTTATTGAACAACAGTTAAAAGGGACTAGTTGGCAGTATGAGTGGATTGACTCAAAAGATGGTAGACCACAAATTAAAATATGGTAGAGTGTTTTGAAACCTGAATCTAAATTGTGGCAACAGTTAAAAAAAGGGACACAGGATATGGGAGTGTTTTGGACACGCATTGAGTCATGGTCTAGTCCTGGTGTCCCAGATGTTCATGGTATCAAAAATGGTGTTAGCTTTTGGGTTGAACTTAAGATCTCCAACTTAAAAACACTTAAATCCATTGGACTCAGCCCACATCAAAAATCGTGGCAATACAAATACTCTCAACAGTCAGGGAATATCTTTAACCTTGTCAGCCATCCTTCGTCCCGAACCTTAAAAATATTTGGTGGTTCGCGATCCCTGGAACTTAACGATCAAAAAAGATCCTTGGTCCCTGATCTGGAGGTTCCATTTCCTGTTGATTGGAAGATCGTTCTTGATCATATTATATCTCACTCTGGTTCTTAATGTGTCGTGCGATAAAAAAAGACTTGCCAATCAAGTTTGATCAAATTTGATCGGTGCCGATCGTTAGCTTTTTAAAGAAAACATTGGAAGACGTTTGACGCACATTGGTTTGTATTTAGTGTAATATATAATTGTAATATTAACAATTAACAAGGATGTAACAAATGTTGAAACTTCCACAAACATATCAAGACCAAAAAGTGTTATTGACTACACTTTGGTTTACGAAAATTATAACTATGGATGGTAAGCCTTGTGTTCCTGAACCAAAAACTTCTATGACATCAGTGAATGTCGATTGGCAAGACCATTTAGATGATGAAGTCAGTAGGTATAATGAGTGGGCGGATGAGCGAGAGAGCAGACCTAGAATTGCATTTACCAAACAACAAGTCGTAACTATAACAGTACCAACCACTCTTTAATTAACAATAAACAGAGTTCCTCGGTTCTTAGGTTCCGAGGTTCTCGGTTCTTGACTGGGGGATTATAATAGATCTTTAATGATCTGGTTCTCATAATTGATCTTTATTGATCGGTGCCGATCGCAGTCGGTAAAAACGGAACAAAAAATTATGGTCATAATAAATTATTACTTTAATATTTTTAATATGTTTATGTTTATTTTAATTTACTGTTTATGCCTTTATATATTATATAAATTGTATAACTAATTTTTAGGCTTGTAAGTAATTGTTTTTATTGTACTTTTTGTAAAACCGTACCATTTACAAAAACACTACCAAAAAACCAAAAAATAATTTCTAGGTAAACCATTGGTTTTATTACCTTTTTACATTATTATAAAAATAGTTAACATTATTATAATAATTGTGTTATAAATAATTATGGCAATAGCCATATTAATATTAACAAAATAAGGTAAAATAAAATGTTACAAACTATTACTAAAAAACAGGCAGTAAGTTTTAACAAAGTTATTTTAATTAGCAAACATACAGGCAAGGCTACTGCCTATAAACCTTTTACAACTGCAAGTATTAAGCAGTTTGTAAATGCTAACGGTGGTGGCAGTTATAACAATATAACTGTTACGCCTTGCAACAATGTTAACCTTAAAAATACACCACCAATTAGCTTTGGCTATAATGGTGGTAAAGGCACTAAGCATAAACAGTTTGGTGGCACTAGGGCGTTAATACTAAATAGTTTTTTATTTGGTGTTACTGCTAATAATAGCCCTGCGTTAAATGGTAACGGCAACTATAATTTAGGTGCAATACTTAACGCATTAAAGGTGCATAAGGTTAGCCCTACTTTGTGGGGTTGTGTGTTTTTGCTAAATGGTGGCACTAGCCCTAGCAATAACGCTTATGGCACTAGCTTTATTAAGTTAGTAGCTAACCAAACTAAATAACTTTTTACTTACTGCCTATAGCCCTAAGCACCTTTAAATAGGTACTTAGGGCTTTTTTTATGTGCTTGTTTTATTTTGCTTTTTTGCACCCCCCTAGAGAGCTTTGCATTACATAAGGCGTCAGCGTAATGCAAGTTTTGGACGATTCTTTGGATATGAAAAAAATATCATAGGCCGTACCCCCTTTACTGTTTGTTTTGATAATAGGTTCATTGCCCTTGAAAAATTTTCGATATATAAATAAAGTATGAATGAAACCCAACAACAGCTGATTTTTATTTTAATTGTTTTTGAAATATGTTTACATTTGGCGGAGATATGGTTTGATTTTATGCAACACGTCCATTTTTACGGATTAGATTGGTAAAGGAGTAGATATGTTTAGTTTTTTAAAAAATTTGTTTGGACCAAAGCCCAAGAAGAAAATAAGTAGAACGGCTTTGCAGATAATGACAAAGAAGGAACTTGAAACATTGGGCAGGAAATATGGTATGGAGTTGGACAGACGATTCCACAAGAGCGATTTAGTTGACCAACTGTATGCGTATTTGAGGAAACTAAATAAATGAACTGTTGGCATTGTGGTGCAGAGTTACTTTGGGAGAATGATTTTGATATAGAGGATGAGAATGATTTCTATTGTATGGAAACCAATTTGCATTGTCCAAAGTGCGAGGCGTTTTATTCGGTGTATTTACCTAAGGATAAGCCAAAAAAAGTTGACAAATATAAATGAACAACATAGATTTTATACCTGAAGAAAAATTAAAGAACTATGCTAATTTGATTAGTAAGGCAAAGGAGCTGACTGATGCGGAAAAGGCTCGTTTGGATTTTATGCAGTTTACAAAAACGGTTTGGCCAGAGTTTATAGAAGGTAGCCACCATAAG